GGGTGGGGAACTCAGAACCGGATACGACCTGCGAACCGCTCGTCGTAGCCTTAACTTGCTGTTTGCTGATTGGGGTAATCGCGGCGTCAACATGTGGACGTTTGAGCAGCGCGTTATCACCTTGGCTACGGGACAACCGACATATGCGCTACCGGACGACACGGTAGACCTGTTGGATCACGTCATCCGCACCAACGCCAACGTCCCCACCAATCAAGCCGACCTGACCATCACCCGGATCAGCGTCAGCACCTACGCCACCATCCCCAACAAGTTGATCACAGGCCGACCGATTCAGGTGTATATCCAACGCCTAACGGCGCAAGAGAACCTGATGAGCATCACGGTGGCGGCTCCGGGATGCAACAGCACAGACACGTCGATCCCGGTATCGTCGGTCAACAACATCCCCAACGCAGGCTTCGTGCGTATTGGCACGGAACTGATCTTCTACAACGAGTATCAGGCTGCGGCCAACGGCAACCCTGCCTACCTTCTCAACTGCTGCCGTGGGCAGGACGGAACTACAGCGGCAAGCCACGCAGCCAGCGCACCTATTTATTTGTCTCAGAAGCAGTCCATCACGGTTTGGCCAACGCCTAACCCTGGCCAGACGTATCAGTTTGTGTACTGGCGCATGCGCCGCACGCAGGACGCTGGTGGCGGCATCAAGACGATGGACGTGCCGTTCCGTTTCCTGCCCTGCCTCGTGGCAGGCTTGGCGTACTACATCGCGCTGAAGATTCCTGACGGACTGCAGCGCCTGGACATCCTCAAGGCCCAGTACGATGAGGCGTGGCTGATCGCCGCAGGAGAGGATCAAGAGAAGGCAGCGGTGCGGTTCGTGCCACGGCAGATGTACATCGGGAGCGGCACCTAAATGGGCAACCGGTTTGCGTCAGGCAAGAATGCGATTGCGCAGTGTGACCGCTGCGACTTTCGGTTCAAGCTCAAACAACTGCGCAAGGAAGTCATCAAGACCAAGACCTATAACCTCTTGGTCTGCCCGGTCTGCTGGGACCCCGACCATCCGCAGTTGCAGTTGGGCATGTTCCCGGTGGACGACCCGCAAGGCTTGCGCAACCCACGTCCTGATCTGAGTTACGTGCAGTCGGGTAACACCGGACTTCAGATATTCGACACCACAGCAACCACGCAGGATGCGGTGGGTTTCCCAAGTGAAGGCAGTCGGGACTTCCAGTGGGGCTGGAATCCGGTTGGTGGTTCGCGTGGCCCCGATGCTGGGCTGACACCCAATAACCTTGTATTAACCATCCAAATTGGTACAGTCACAGTTGTGACGGCATAGGAGCGAAAAATGGCAGGCGTTAAAGAAATGCTGAAGAAGCACATGGCCAAGGGCAAGGGTGCACACCCCGATCCCGCCGTAAAAGGAATGCGTGCTGGTGGCAAAACCAACAGCGACATGCTCAAGATGGGTCGCGGTCTGGCCAAAGTCGCCAACCAGATGAACCCTGGACGCAAGCAGAAAGGTGTTTGACATGGCAACCTACAAGACCCCCAAGCCGGTGGCTACACCGGTTGTTGGCGCTGACGACATCAAGCAGGCGCTGCGCATGGACGTGTCCGTGGCCAACATGCACTCCAACGAGTACAAGCCGACCAAGACTTCGGGTATCAAAATCCGTGGTACTGGCTGCGCCACCAAGGGCACGATGGCCAGGGGACCGATGGCGTGAACTACACGCAACTCAGCAACGCCATCCAGGCGTACACCGAAAACCCGAGCAGCGACTTCGTTGCTCAGATACCCGTTTTCGTTCAACAAGCTGAGCAGCGCATCTACAACACGGTTCAGTTCCCGTCCCTGCGCAAGAACGTCACTGGGTTTACGACGGCCAACAACAAGTACCTTCAGTGCCCATCAGACTTCCTGTCGGTGTACTCAATGGCGGCAATTGATGCCACTGGTTCGTACGAGTATTTGCTAGACAAGGACGTTAACTTTATCCGTCAAGCGTACCCGAACCCGAACACCGACAAGGCGATCCCCAGGTACTACGCTTTGTTTGGGCCACGTTCAGATAACGAAGATGAACTGACGTTCATTCTTGGCCCGACACCCGATGCGTCGTACGAGATCGAGCTTCACTACTTCTACTACCCTGAGTCCATCACGGTGGCTGCAAACGGCCAGACTTGGTTGGGTGATAACTTCGACACGGTGCTGCTGTACGGCTCGCTGGTTGAGGCATACACCTACATGAAGGGTGAGCAGGACATGCTTGCGCTGTACAACCAGAAGTACATGGAAGCCCTGCAACTCGCCAAGCGCCTGGGTGATGGTCTGGAGCGCAGCGATGCGTACCGCAGCGGGCAGTCTCGTTTGGCTCCGCTGCCACAGAATAATGGGGTCAAGTAATGCCCATCGAGCAGGGTGCGACCAATCAGTTCAAGGTGGGCTTGGCCTCGGGCCAGTTCAACTTCAGCACTGACACGTTCAAGATGGCGCTCTACACGGGTGGAGCAACCATTGGCTCAACCACAGCCGCATACACCACTACGAACGAAGTACCTGCTGGTGGCGGCTACACCGTAGGCGGGAATGTTTTGACCGTTAGCGTTGCGCCTACGACGGGGTCCAATCCTAACAACACGACGGCGTATCTGTCGTTTGCCAACGTTACGTGGAACCCAGCTTCGTTCACTTGCCGTGGTGCACTGATCTATAAAGTTGGTGGGGGCAACCCCACTGTTTGCGTCCTCGACTTCGGCGGTGATAAAACCGCTGTCACTTCTTTTCAGGTGCAGTTCCCAACTGCGGACAGCACCAACGCGATCATCCGCATTGCATAGGAGCATCAAATGAGCATCGAAAAGGCCAAGGCCGCAGATTTTGTTTCAAGCGGACTGATTGCCGGAACTCAGAGCCAAGAGCAAGCCCTTGCTGTGGGCCGCTACAAGCTGGAGTGCCGCGACAAGGACGGCAACATCAAGTGGGTTGTTGAGGAAGACAACCTCGTGGTCAACGTCGGCCTTCAGTACATGGCCGGTACTGCGCTGACCTCCACCGCACAGATCACGACGTGGTTCTTGGGCCTGATCACTGGCCCCGGCGTGACCACGAGCGCCACCGATACGATTGCCTCCAAGGGCTGGACTGAGTTCACGGGCTACAGCAACTCGACCCGCGTGGCTCCGACGCTCACGGCTGCAACCAACGCCAATCCTTCGGTGGTGACCAACTCGGGCACCCCGGCCAACTTCAACATCAATACCTCTGGCACGGTGGGCGGTGCGTTCCTAGTCTCCAACAGCACCAAGGGCGGCACGACTGGCACGCTGTTCTCAGAGAAAGCCTTCTCTGCTCCTGGGGATCGCACGGTGGTCAGCGGGGACATCATCGCAGTGACGTACACCTTCAGCCTCGCCGGTTGAGGATGAGTTGTGGCAGAAGGCGGATGGGGTTCCGGCACCTGGGGTCAGGCCGGTTGGGGTGACTCTGTTTATGACCGGGCTGTTAGTGAATCAGCCACGGGGACAGATGACGCCGCAGCCGCGCTTACCTTCGCCTCTTCCGTTACTGAATCTGCTACCGGCACGGATGACGTTTCTGCTCTCGCCACGTTTGGCGCGGTCATCACAGAGGTTGCTGAAGGACAGGATACCGTTTCCGCTGCGGCCACCTTCGGAGCCGCTGTCACTGAGTCCGCTACCGGTACGGATGCGATCAGCGCCGCACAGACTTTTGGGACAGCGGTTACAGAAAGCGCAAGCGGGTCAGACGACATCAGCGCAGCGCAGACGTTCAATGGGCAGGTAGCAGAAACCGCCACGGGCACGGATGCTGTTGACTCAGCGTTCTTGTTCAACGCCTTCATCACTGAGACTGCTACCGGGACGGATGATGTTTCTGCTGCGGCCACGTTTATTGCTGCACTCACAGAGTTGGCTACCGGGACGGACACGGTTTCTTCCGGGGTTACCTTTGGGGCTTCAGTTTCGGAAACCGCTACCGGAACAGACATCAACGCCGCCGCAGCCCAGTTTGTGGCTTCGTTATTGGAAACCGCAACGGCAACGGACAGCATCATCGGCAGGCCACTCTGGGAAATCATTGATGACACCCAGACCGCAAATTGGCAGAATATCGGCAACACCCAGTCGCCTTCGTGGCAGAGCGTGAGCACGGCTCAATCTACTACTTGGACGACCATCGACACGCAATAGGAGCATTAGATGCCCACCTCATACACCTCCCTCCTTGGTCTGGCTCTCCCGGTTACGGGTGAACTCGCGGGCACTTGGGGCGACACAGTAAACGACTACCTGACCAAGTACCTCGATGCGGCTGTTGCGGGTGCTCAGACCATCAGCGGAAGCCAAACGGCGGTCACCCTGACCACCACAAACGGCTCAACGCTCACCCAGGCAGGCTCCGGTTCAACGGGCTCGGCTCAGTACCAGATCATCAACTGCACGGGTAACCCCGCTTCGCTTCTGACGATCACGGTCCCGGCGCAGAGCAAGGCATACCTTGTTTTAAACGCAACTTCGACTTCGCAGTCGGTCAAGGTGGTGGGCGCAGGCCCGACCACGGGCGTGACGATGGTTTCGGGTGAGAAGGCTCTAATTGCCTGGGACGGCTCGGACTTCGTGAAGGTTGCGTCTAGCACGGCGGATGGCGTGACCACGCTGAGTTTTGGTACCACGGGTCTGACTCCCAACTCGGCCACAGCCGGTGCGATCACGGTCGCGGGCACTCTGGTTGCCGCCAACGGCGGAACGGGGCAGTCTTCCTACACCACGGGTGATCTGCTGTACGCCACAGGCTCTACCGCCCTGAGCAAGTTGGGCATCGGCACCAAC